GATGGCTACAATGCCCGTTACATTTGCTTTGAATCTGTCCATTATCCTTGTCCCACACTGGGCTTTTTTGATTTGTGTTTATTGATGTGCTTGGTGTGTCTGCCCAACTTCTTTTTGGGCTTCACACGGAATGTTACCGTATTACTTTTAACCTTGGTTGCCATTACATTCCGTTTAGTTTTAGCATATTGTTCAAACTCACAGTGTCCATTTCAGCCAACGCCGTATCAACACCCATGAACATCATGGTCTTTGCATACTTTTCCGCCTTGGCTTGTGCCTTGGCAACATCCGCTTTTAACGCTTCTTTTTCTGCAACCTTTGATTCAACCATCTCCGCGTTCATCGTTTGAGCCATTTTGGTGACTTCTCCCGCACTTTGTAGGTTTTTTGATACCTTGTTAAGCAACGCGTCTATTTCGTCAATCTGTGGGCTTGTTTTGGCGTGGGCAATTGTAAACACATAACCAGTGATAAACAATGCACTAAATACGATTAAAAGATTTTTCATAGTTTTTTCATTGTTTGCATGATGCGTATTTCGGTCATGGCAGATGCCAAACACGAATCGGACTTTTTCAGGGCGTATGTGAGTTTGTCAATTTTCACATCCAACGCTTCTATCTTTTGGTTTGCCTTTTCAATTTGTTCTTTATAGCCCGAACGAAGGTCAAAGTAAAGATAAGAAACGGCCAAAAGCATACAAAAAGCAACGGCAGCAATTGGGTTTTTGCGAAATTGGTCAAACGACACTGGCAACGCATTGGGTTTTCTTGCGGTCATTATTCAGTAGGTGGGAATGGTGGTGGTGGTGGTGGGATGTATTCGGCTTCGGGCAAATCAAGAATCCAATGCCATTGCATATTAGTGAATACTTCTTCTTTGTCTTGCTCACTTAGAAACAAAAACCAAGTTCCGTCAATATCAGCAACGCAATTAAAAAACTCATAGGGCGTATAGAACTGCCCTTGAATCTGCTCGTATTGTTCGGGGGTAAGTGTGTAACCTATCATACTTGTCTTGAAAGGGTGGTTTGAAACGCTTGAACGGCGGTGTAATGGTCACTGGCTTGGGTGTCGGTTAACCCGTCAGAATAATAGTAATATGAAATTAGGTGGTCATCAAAAAATGTCGAAGTTCCTCCATTATTTGATGCACCAATGTACATATTTAAGTTTGGCAAACTTGGCAAAGTTCTAATATCACTTGCCCCAATCGTGCTATTCGTATAAATTTTTGTTGATAGAACTAATTGATTTGCTTGAACCATTCCAACCGTTCCGCCCGATACTAAAATAGAACTTCCCGTCGTTGTATAAAATTCAGTAATGCCGTAACTTTTAAAAGAATGTATTAAAAAATTTGGAGGATAAGCACCATGATATCCCGTTGCACCTGCCGTTGAACTTGTATAACCTCCAAAACTCAAAGAAGTAACAGATAAATTCGTACTTGCATTTAATCCGCTATTCATAAACGCACTCGTTCCGTTAGGTGTTGCACCATTACTCGCAAAAGTCCAACCACTTGTAAATGTACCCGTAAAACTTGAACTCTTTAAGTTTTGAGCACACGCCGCCGCACTTGCTCCTACCATTGGATAAATGGCTTTCATACTTGACCAAATACCCGCAGTTTTCATATCAAGTACAAGTTGATTAGTTGCGTTTTTTTCGGTGGTGGATAGTGTCCCACCCGCAGTGGTAACGCGGTCAAAAAATGCTTGTGCATCGGGGTCAAAGCCACCGCCACTTGAAACGGGTGTAAACCCGCCAACCCTTACACCAACTCCAACGCCAAACATTATTCTCCGTACATTACAACTGAACCACTCGCCAAGGTGATTGAACTGATATAACTACCATCGGCAACGGCAATGAATGTGCCTTGCTTTAATGTTACACCACTCAATCCCAATGTTGTCATCAACGATGCTGCGGATTGATCCAAAATTGCAGATACAACGGCATCCGCATTTACCACAAACCCACGGAATCTTCCCGTGTTGGCACTTGTGTTTGAAACGACCTTTGAACCCGTGTAACCCGCGCTAAATGAACTTGCTGAAATACTCATGTCTATAAAACGATTAGATGGTTATTTGTTCCACATTCTCCGCACCATAAATGGCTACCAATGCATCGTACACGGCATTTACCAACAATGATTCTGCGGGGATTGTTTCATACGACACCACTGATAATTCAAGGTTGGGAAAAGTGGTGTTAAAATCTTCGATACCTTGAATCGGGGCTTTTCCTTCTGCCAATGCTTGTACACTTGCAAAAACAAAGGTTGCGATTTGGGCGGGAATGATTCCGTCTTTTTGACTTTTAACATCTGCGTAACCTTCTGCGATTACTACTACTGAACCCGATGGGATTGATAAACCGCTTGTAAGGTTTACGGGGCTTAAAATTTTTATTGCTTGCATTGTCTTATTTGTTAATAGTTGCTATTTTGATTAATGTAAGTACGAATGTTGTTGAAAATATAATTCCACAAAATAAAATTGTAGTATGTATTAAAGCCCATTTGCTATAAAACTTTATTTTTGTCATACTACAAAATTAGAATAAATCGTTCCAAGTGCTACCATTGTAGCAACATAGTTTGTTAGTTGTGGAATCGTAAACAACCAATCCCGCTGCGGGTGATGCGATTGCGTTCTTTTGGGTTGTTGTCATTCGGGGTGGTAAAAATCCTTCTGTTGTGGAATCAATTTGTAATTTGGCAGATGCTTGAAAACTCGTTAAAGGAGTTGCAAGTAATCCAATTTTTGCCGAAGTCCTAATATCTCCACCCGCATTGATATAAGCATTCAAATTGCTACCATTATACACCGCAAATGCATCTGCTCCCGCATTTGGACCTTTAACAGAAACCGCACCGCCGACATTTAATGCAAATCCAGTTGTAGGAGTTGCATAAATACCCAAATAAATTTCTCCATTATCAGAAACTTTCAATGTTTCCGTCCCCGCACTATTCTGCACCAAAAGCGATGTAGTGGCACCCGTTGTGCCACTGCCTTTGATTCCGACCCTTGCACCGCTGATTGAGCCTACGCGAAACTCGCTTGATGTCATTTCAGCAATTTGAGTTCCATTTGCTCTAAAAGTCAAGGTATCATAAAATCCAATACGAGTAGGGATATAACTCGGATTTAACCCTATAGCATAAACGGGTGTCGTTGTACTATTTGTATTGAAAATTTGAAATCCACTAGCAAACGATGGGCCTACGCTAAACATAGCATTATTTAAAGTGTTGCTATTGATGTCTACTGTTGAACTTGGAGTATTTGTCCCAACTCCCAACCTTTTATTGGTATCATCCCAAAACAAGTTAGCCGCATCACTCGCAAACGCACTACCATTGCTGAACTGAATAGCACCCGCAACACCCGATGGTGGGGTGGATGGTGTAACAATGTTACCCGAACCCAATACACTTGTTCCATTGATGGTCTTGATGTTTGTTCCCGATACCAAGGTATCTTGTTTGGCCGCAACTTGCGAAGCCGTTGGAACTGCAACACCACCTTGTTGTAATTGGTTTGTGAAGTTTACACCCGTTGTGGAGACCTCCATTGGTAGGTTGTTTCCATTACCATCAGAAAGTACCTTTAATGTTCCGTCAATGGCGGTATTATCGCCCGTTTTTATTAGTCCTGGGTATGTTCCCGCAGGGGTTAAGCCGTTTAATGATATTCCCATGATTATATATTATTCCAAGTATCGTTAATTGAATTCCATTGAGTGTTGATTTGTTGCCATTCCAAGGTTGCAAATGTCGGGTTTCGTGTGATTTGCCCAATGCCTTGCGCCCATAAAGTGCCATCACAACACTTTTTTGAGTATGTATTTTTGTCCTTGCACAAACACGCCCGTGTTCCACCACCTTGCGGGGATGACCTTGATGGGGTTTTCCACCCATTCTGTGTGTTGTTCGGATTATTTGGGTTGTTCCAATTGCTCATTTTCTTATCAATGCAAAAAGTAAAAGTAAAAATAACACCGATCCAATCGCCACACCAATTTTTTGTGGTACGCTAATGCGTTCCCTATACTGAACTTGTGGTGGTAACTGAATGGTCTTGGTGTAACGGATGGTGTCTGCCTTAACAATTGTCTTAACTCTTATCACATCGTGATTTCGATATACAATCGTTTTAACGCCATCCTTTTCAATTGTGAGGGTATCAATCGTTTTTGTTGTAAAAGTGTCTGTAATGGTCACAGAATCACGCACAAACACGGTATCAATGCCATACACGCTGATTTGTGCCATGGCGGGGTTCTTTTTGATGGCTTGTTCCAAATGCCACTGCGCAGAACACCCCGTCAACAAGATGATAAGTGTTAATAATTTACCACCTTTGACAAACAAATCGCACTTCACCTTATTGATGGTTTTCAACTGCGTCATGTAGGTGGTCAATTTCTTGACCTTTTCATCCTTGGGCTTGTATGTCTTTTTTACAGATTCCATGAAACATAGTTTGACGGATTTGTATTTGGGTATTCACCCGCTTGTTGGTCCTCGGTGTACTGGCTAAATAATTGTGGGTAGTAACTCAAATAATCCACAACCCGTCTACGATAAGTTTCCGCGATGTTTCTTTGGCGTTGAACCAATGTATCAATTTCGGTTTTGTCTGGCAATGTGGTGTTTTCGGGTGAGTTCCTCAAAATACCCGCATTGCTTACCTCATAACCATGAAACAACAACAAATCAGCCATGGCATAGTGAATCAACATCGGTTGAACATAGTGTGAAACCAAAGTTTGATAGTTGCCCGTCAATGTTCCGTTTTCAACCTGGGTTAAAATGTAGC